TAAAACAATAAGCATAATCCAAGTAATTTATAATACTTTAAAGGGTAGCAATAAAACACTGAAAACGACATTTTGCAGCTATGCTTTGCCACATTTAAAGCTCGGTGTAATATCTGATTTCGATAATATAGTACTACCTTCTTTTGGTGAGAATGTCAATGAAATAAAATCAAATCCTTCACAACCCCTTTATAGAATTGGTAAATCTGAAATTAATTGTTACGGAGTTGAGGGAAATCTCGCAATGGCTCATGGACCAAGAAGGGATATATTATTTATCAATGAAGTCAATAGAAAAATAACTTACGAAGTATTCGATCAATTATTTTCAAGAAGTCGGGTGACCATAGTCGACTATAATCCGGACTGTGAATTTTTTATACATGAGAAAGTCCTGCCATTTATTCCCTATATCAAGATTGGATCAACATTTCTAGATAATTCTTATTTGCCGAAGGGAGAAATGGATAATATTTTATTAAAAAAAGACAAACCACAATTTGCTAATTGGTGGAGGGTATATGGTTTAGGATTGCTCGGACAGTTTGAGGGTGCAATATTTACAAATTGGAGATATTTCAAAGAGGGCGAATCCTGGCCTGACCATCTTCCAAATGGTTTCGGTCTTGACTTCGGGTTCAATGATCCAGATGCTATGGTTAAAACCGCAATAGACAGTAAGAATAAAAAAATATACTGGGATGAGAAAATATACAAAGAAGGCAATTCATTTGAACAACTTAAGAATTTAGTTAGTCAACACTGTACTCGGAACGATCAGATCATTGCTGATTGTGCTGATGCGAGGATGATAAAGCAGCTCAGCGCTTTCTTTAATATCAGGGGTGTAGATAAAAAGAAATGGACAGTATCAGAAGCGTTGAAAATGATGCAGGACTATGAGCATATTATGACAGAGGAAAGTTATAACCTGGCAAAGGAATTCAATAACTACGTTTGGAATGACAAGAAGGCCGGTATACCAATTGATGACTTTGATCATCTTATTGACGCCGGCCGTTACCGCTTCATGGAATCAGTTTCAAAATCAGCAGGACCCCAGGTATGGCACATGTTACCAAGATAGAACGCCTGACCCTGAGGGAAATGATGTTCAACCTCGATCTTTATCAGGGACTGACTGACGGCCTGGTTCAGCTTCCTGTGCCTGATCATATCAAAATCAGGGGCAAGTCCGTGAATGTCCCCGCTGACATGGAAGAGTTCACTTCAAATATCTGCTATGGGCAAAGATTATTTATTGTCCGCAAAGAAGAAAATGATTTCGGTACAATCCTCAGGCAGATAGATGGTTACTATTACCCGTTAATAAATAATAAGAAATGGGATGAAGAAGCGGCGCTTATATTTGGAAAATATGTTCTAAATTGCAAACTAATTGAATTATACCCTGTCGCTATGCATCTCGCTACACTCACCGGGCAGATGGCAGAGAGGGAAAGATCGCTGCTATACCGTGAACCTACTAAGGTACAGACTGCCGCCGGTATCGAAAAACTTAACGTATTTGCTGAGCTCAATGCCCTGGATTTCCTTCGTGATGCAATGAAGATAACAGTCCCGGAAGTCCTGCTTACTCCATATCGTGAATGCCTGGTACGGTTTATGAACGCCAAAGAAACCTTTGAATTTCAGGAGAGGTATTTTGAACTGATACGTGAGATCAGTGAACCAAAGAAAAAACACAATCTACGAAATGATCACAGCAAAGCTTAAACAGATATTAACTGATAGCGGCTGTACGCTTGTCAAATATGAACAGGCGGAACTGGTGAATCTTCACCTAGATGAGAGTAACCAGTTTGATGTTATCGGGGTAATAACGCAACCGAACACAATTACCCTCGAGGTAAAGGCAAACGCTATCCATGAACATTTTTCGCCCTGGACTGTGGAGATACTTCGACAAGTCCGGCTCGAAGATCAGGCAGATAATAATGAAACTGTATTACAGCAACTACTTAATATTTGTAAACAGATCATTGTAAGGATCATTGCTACACAGGAATTCAAGAAACAGAATACTTATACGGTCAGTAAGATTCTTGAACGCCGTTATGATGCTAATGTTACTGGCTGGGCGATACCGCTCAACCTTTATTATTTATTGAATGAAAACCGTAACCCATGCTTGCCGGGCGGTACTGGATCATCTATTACGGCAGACACTACACACATTACAGCTGATTATTCTTAATATGTTACCAGACCTCAAACCCGAACTTGAAGCCCTGATACAGAATATCAGCCAGCGTAATATGTATTCAGGAAATAAAATACCTGATTCTATTATGAGTATGTTTGAGATTATTGAGGATAATGAGCATGCCGGTATTCTGGTTCCTTACTGGCTGTCGGTACTTGAACGGGGACGGGGACCGAGAAAGTCAACAAAGGATCACGGGCTGATAAATAAGATTTACGCATGGATGCAGAAGCGCAATCTATTCCGGTCCCAGACCCCGCAAGGCAAGTTCAATGAGGCCCGGTCAATGACCTGGTACATTAACAAGTATGGGAATAAGCAGTTCCGCAATAAGGTATTTATTGATATTTACCAGACAGAAAGGGCGCGGACTATTGAGCAGATAAATAATAAGTTCAATATTTTAATAGGTAAAATAACTATGGAAGTGATATGATTACTCTTATCAGTACCCCTGAATATAACATCGATCGCTCCGAACCCTGCCGGTGGTTGGCAACGGAAAGCCCGAATAACTTCCGGCTACTCAGGCAGGACTGGATTTGTGATACACCGGTTAATAATGGAGGTTATTTACAAGTGACGGTAACAAGTGATTACCTAGGCGGGGCCGGGAATAGTATTTCCATTTACAACGCATTCAATGATTCAATGATGGTTGGGGTCATTACAAATGTAGATGTCACGCTTAGGATTATTGACACCGATATAGTTTATTCCGCAACGGCAAATCCTACATACCTGAATGATTACACGCTTTACGGTGGGTACTATTTTGAAGGACGCTTAACGGTTAATGATGTACTTTATCCACTTACAATTATTGCCAGCCCTGATACTTTCGGTTACGCTGATCTTGACGTTTCGGGAATACTTAGAATAATAACCTCGCTCGGTAAGGTCGGGAATTATACTACCAGGCTATCAAAGGAAACAACCAAGTCAGGCAAGTTCAATTTTGAATACCGTGAGTGCTGGTATGGCAGTAACAATCCCTGGGAGGGAGTGGCGATAACTTCCCCTGTGACCTCCCCTCCAATACTAGTAGATTGGTATTATGCCGAGGCTGTCCGCAGTGAGGAACAAGGATCGAATCTTCATGATTACGTTGCAGATTACCTGATTGATGCGCCGTTTCTTAACCAATTTGAGCAGCCGGTTTACTTCCTGGGTCTGCCGTTTGATCTGTCATTTATATTGCCTGAGCGTGCGCTACTCTCACCTACGGCTGAGATAACCGTTACCCTTAACATCTACGATTCAAATAATATGCTCCTTGACAGTATTGTTGAAAATATTGCGGCTGATGAACTGGAAGGATATATTAATTCGCTTAATATCACTTACACTTCAATACCGGAACTTGCATCTTATATAACAGCACAAATAACAGCACCATGAAAAAAATACTGATATTCTTTTTATTTAGCCTATCCCTGACAGGATTCGGGCAGACACTACCGCTTATTAATGTCGGTAAAACGGCTAATGACGGTACTGGTGATGCTCTAAGGACGGCATTTATTAAAACTAATGCAGCTATAACGCGGGTTAATACTCTCTCAAAGGCCGCTTATCCTGGGGCTGGCATCCCGCTTTCAACCGGATCGGCCTGGGGTTCATCTATAACTAATAATTCTACTAACTGGAATACGGCTTATGGCTGGGGTAATCATGCGGGATTATATGATCCGGTTGGAACGGGTGCCGGAGCAGTAGGTACGCATGAATCAACCTATAATCACACTAATTATAACACAGCCTATACAGACAGATTAAAATGGGATGGTGGGTCAACCGGATTAGTCGCGGCAACAGGACGGACAAGTCTCGGCGGAACAACGGTAGGGCAGTCAATATTTACACTTACAAATCCTTCTGCCATCACATTTTTGCGGATGAATGCAGATAATACCGTTACGGCACTTTCAGCAGCGAATTTCAAAACTGCACTTTCATTAGTGTCTGCGGATGTAAGTCTAGGGAATGTAACGAATAAAGCACAAGTGGAGGTTGAGGATAGTGCAGCGATGCTTGCTTCTTATGCCCGTGAATTGAACCCTACTTTTTATACTGGCATATCAACTCCTGCAATTACTCTTGGAGCAACAGATCTTCAATCACTTTTAGATGACAAAGCACCTATTGTAAATACTTCTTTAACAGGTACAACCAACGTTGCTAAACTACAGATTGGTGATGCCACAAGTAATACAATAGTGCCAGTTGAT